CGCTCCTGTGCTTGAGCGTGGCACCCGCGTCCGCGTGTGGCGTGACGAGACCCGGTTTCCGAGCAAGGGCACCTGGCCCGGCTACCGTGGACGAATTGGAACCGTAGTCAGCATCATGGGCAGCCGGACAGGCAGCCGGACAGGACGCGAGTACGGGGTCGCGTTTAGCAGCGGCAAGCAGCCGAAAATGGACGCCTGGTTCCAGCCCTACGAACTGGTCCAAATCGAGCCATGACCGCTGGTAGCAGGCGCAAACGCAGACGCCAACACCAACACGCCAAAGCACGCAACCAGGACAGCGGGCTGCGCCAAACCACCACCGCCCTCACCCGCGCGGTGCAAGCCCTCACCACCCCGCAACCCCACCCGCTAAACCCCGCCTGCCCGCTGCCATGCCGCTACACCCAACTACGCCAAGCCCTCTACACCCACAGGGGCGGAAACGGTGGCGGCAGCGTGCACACCATCCCAGCGTGGATCGACGCACTCAAATACGTCACCGAACTGGACACGCTAGCTTCGGCAATGGTCAAACGCTGGCCACCAACATATTGCCAACTCACCGACCACAACGAACACCACACCATCCGCAACCTGAACCAAACCCTAACGCATCACTGGTCACCCAAAGACGACTGCCAGCAAATCCGTTACACCGCACACCAACTGACCAGCTACAGCCACAAAATAGACGACCTATTCGCGCCACGCCCAGCGTACCTACCAGACCCATGCCCCCACTGCGGGCACACCACCACACACAAACTCAACGACGAAGGCGAAGACATACGCACACCCGCGCTAGCAGTCACCGCAGACCGCGGCGCCTGGTGCCAACAATGCCACGACACCTGGACACCGCTGTTCCTGGCACGCATCCTCGGCTACCCAACACCACCCCAACCAACCTCGAGCGCAATTAGGCCCTAACGCAACAGGTTTGGTAAACAAGCAGATCAACACCTATCATGCACGCAGGCGCCATCAGCGTTCACACAATCCGCGACAGCGCACATCATGGACACCCTCACAGCCACCACCCTCATCATGGGCGCAGGCATCATCACCGTGCTAATCCACACCGCGTGGCAACTAGACCACGACACACACCCCCGCGACCCCTACACCAGGGGCAGAACCGGGCATACTGATGTGCATGAAACAACTAGCCCTACTGATGGCAGCGCTTACCATCGGCAGACCGCCGCGCAAGCTATGCAACGCCTGCTACACCGCAAGCCAGAACCACCCCGCGGGCCCCCTCCGCCGCTACACCCGCAGACGTGACCGCCACGGGCTGCCACACTGTCACCGCCACAAACCATGAACGACGACACCCGCACACTGCGCACAGTCCTACTCGACATGGGCCAATACTGCTGGTACTACGAGACAGCCGAACTGACCGACGACCATGAGGGCACACTAGTCATCCGCCCAGCAGACGGCTGCATACCACGCATCATCCCCAAGGGCCAAACCCCATGACACAACCAACAACTGACCCGGCAGCGGCGCCAACCGAAACCCCGGCAGCCACAGACGGCGCCGCTGCCACCCTCGCCCACGCCTTACAACACGGCATACACCTACCAACCGAAGCCGGACGCGAACAAGCACGAATCATGCTGCCCATGTTTCGCGCCACCGCAGGCATGCCCCCACCCATGGCAGCAGCAGTCAATGAAGCAGCAGCAGCCACCGCGCAAGCCATCATCCACACCCTCACCAAAGCAGGATATGAAATCACCAGGCGCACAACATGAGCCACGCAATCCTCACCGTCAACGGGCACACCAAACTCGATGCCAACCTTGACGATTGGCAACAACGCCCACCAGAACAACTAGCCGAACTGATGGCTGCCACTGAAACCCACTTCCAACCCGAACTAGTAGCAGCCATGCTGGCCATCAGCCAAGCAGCAGTACAACACCACAACGTACAGATAGACGTCGAAAACCACAGCAGGGGCTGGACAATCAAAGTCCTACACACATGAACGCAGCACGCGCCATAGCCATCATCACCGCCTCAGCAGCAGGCGCAATACTGGGCGCCACACTAGGCACCCTCGCGGCCCTCGCCTACGCAGCGCGCGAATGGCAGCTACACCAACGCTCTGGACCATCCACGGACGGTGCCCCATGACCAGTGGTATCAGAGGTACCACCACCCCGCCACCCATAGGCACAGTGGCATGGCTTAGGTGGATCAGATGCCAAGCACCATGGAAACGGCTTAGCAAGCAAGTCAGGGCCGAGGAACCTATCTGCTGGCTACGCCTACCGGGCTGCACCACCACCACCACAACCATGGACCACATCATCCCCGTCAGCCACCGACCAGAACTGGCACTGGTACGGGCCAATGTCCGGGGCGCATGTCGCAGATGTAACAGCAGACGCAAGGACAAACACCCAGGCAACCCGCAGCTGCGCACACCACCAACCAGGCGCACACCCGCGCCAGCTTTGCGGTTCTTCATGCCGAAATGAACTCTAAACTCTGCTTAAAAGGGTAGGTATTGCCATTTCAGGTGGAATGAACCCGGGCGCAATTGAGCTAGCAGGAATGGCAACCCTGGGCACAATTGAACGCAGGCGGGCCAAATAGAATGGCAGCAGGGCAAAGTCGGGCACAATAGAGACTTTCGTGTCGAACACCATGGCAACCATGGCAAGAATGGAAACCCGCAGGTCAGTGCCCCGGCAATTGCGGCGCCGCAAACGGGTTTTTAGGCGGCGTCAGCCGCTGGCGTGTCGCCAGACTGGGGAATATCTGCGCGACAAAGGTCGCCACAAATGAAATGAGATAAGGACAAAGGTGGATAAGAAATGGGCACAATTATGTCGGGCATAGTCCAGTTCGCTTGGCCTGCGCGGGCGTAATTATCCCGCGCTGAAGGTTTGCGGACAGAAGAAACGGATTAATATGGCCCGTAATTTGCGCACTGTGGTGGACGCCGATGGCACTGGCACTAAACCGCGCAGGCGGCGTGCTGGCCGCTTAACGGTGGCTGTGCGGGGTGGTGAGCGCGAGCTATTGGTGGTGATCAGGCGTCAGCTGGCGCAGCGGCTTGACAGCGGTGATTATCCCGCGCACGCCATGACGCAGCTGATCAGGCAGTTGCGTGACGTTGACCGCGAGATACGGATGATTGATGCGCGTGCAGCAGAGGTAGCGGAGGCGGAGGCGTATGACGAGCAGTGCACTGCAGATGACACACCCTGGGACCCGCAGGCTATCTGATGTCGCTAAGTATTTGGTGACCCCGCCGGGGATCGTGGGTAGTGATTGGCTGCGGCTGCGTAAGACGTTGCGGGTCAAGCTCGGTGTCACGTTTGACCGTTGGCAGGATGGTGCTGCCCAGCTGGTGTTGGCGCGTGGTGCCGATGGCAAGCTCGTGACCACGGTCGGCGGTGTTGGTATGAGTATCCCGCGGCAGGTGGGTAAGACGTATCTCTTTGCCGGCGTGTTGTTTACGTTGTCCCAGGCGCAGCCCGGTTTGCTCACGTTGTGGACTAGTCATCATGCGGTGACTACGGATCAGACGTTCCTTGCTATGCAGGGGTTCGCTAACCGTCCGCGGGTGCAGCCGCATGTTAAGCAGGTGTTCCGGGGTAGTGGCACGCAGGAGGTGCGGTTCCATAATGGTAGCCGGATCCTGTTTGGTGCTAGGGAGTGTGGCTTTGGGCGTGGCATCCCGGGGGTTGATGTCGAGGTGTTTGATGAGGCCCAGATTCTCAGTGAGCGGGCGTTGCAGAACATGTTGGCTAGCATGAACCGCAGCAGGCTCGGCTTGCATTGCTATGTGGGGACGCCGCCGAAGCCTACTGATAATAGTGAGGCGTTCACGCGGATGCGCACCGAGGCGTTGAGCGGTGAGGCTACCGATCTGGTGTGGATCGAGTGTGGGGCGGATGATGACTGCGACCTTGATGATAGGGCGCAGTGGCGTAAAGCCAACGCCAGTATGCCCAAGTGGACCCCGGAGACTAGTTTGTTGCGTTTGCGCAAGAAGCTTGACCCGGACGGGTTTAGGCGCGAGGCGTTGGGGATTTGGCCTAGCGGTAACTGGGCGGTGTTCGATGTAGCGCGGTGGGTGTCGCTGGAGGACATGGCCGCCGGCCCGCCCTCGCGTGTGGCGTTGGTGATTGATGTAGCGCCCTACCGCGCTGCTGCCGCTATCGGGGTGGCCGGGGATGGTGTTGACGGTAAGACGTTGGTAATGGTGTATACAGGCGAGGGCATTGGGTGGGTGGCCGGCAAGGTGGCCGAGCTGACGGCCGGCCGTGACATCGCCGAGGTGGGGTTGTGCGCTGGGGAGGCGCGTGGTTTGGCGGGCGATTTGACCCGCGAAGGGATTGTGTTTCGCAACATGCCTGCCCACGAGGTGGCAGCTAGTTGCACCGCGTTCCAGGGCGCGGTGTCTGATGGGGTGGTGGCACATGTGGGCCAGCCGGAGCTCGATATCGCGGTGGCCAACGCGCGCACGCGGCGTAGTGGTGACGCGGAGACGTGGGATCGCCGGTTTCCCACTGACATCAGTGCTTTGGTGGCTGCTGCCGGCGCGTATCACAGGTGGGCGCAGCAGGAGGCGCCCATGCCCGCCATCTATTAGGTGAGGACGTATGGGCTTCTGGACCAACCTGTTTGGTGGGCGTGACACCAACTACACAGGTGAAACCCCCAACCCGGCCAACCCCGCCGGGCCTGTGGGTGACGCTGCGGCTACTGGGGATTCAGAGGGGGCGGTGCTGGTTGATGACAGCGAGGACCGCGCGTTTATGCCGCTGCCCTGGCTGGCGCCGACGCCCTGGTCCGGCTGGCCTGACCAGTGGTCAACACCTAACTGGTCGATAGGTGCTGGCGGTGCTGGCGGTATGCCAGGCTTTCCGGGGATATCGCGGCTGATTGATACTGCTTGGGCGGCAATCGATTTAAATAGCAGCGTATTGTCCAGTTTCCCGGTGTATCGGTTGCGCAATGGGCAGGTGTTGCCAAGCCTGCCCTACATGACCAACCCCGACCCGCTGATTTACACCGGCTGGGACGAGTTCATGAAGCAGGTGTTCTGGGACTACCAGCTGGGTGAGGCGTTTGTGCTCTGCATGGCCCGCGGAGCTAACGACAAGCCCGTCAGGTTCAGGGTGATACCGCCCTGGCTGATGAGCGTCAGCATGGATGAGGGGAAGCGCACCTACAGCTTGGGGGCATTGGACCGCGGCGGCATCGACGTCACTGATGATGTGCTGCACATCCGGTATATGTCTAACACCGCCTACCCGCACGGCTTTGGCCCACTCCAGGCTGCCGGGGCGCGGAT